GATTGAGTTGTTGTACTGTTGTATTTCTTTTACTACATCTTCCTTTGTTCTGTCGCCCCATGTTGAGGGGTTGTAGAAGTCGTAGGGAAGGGGGTCTGGTTCGGTTGTAGCTTCTTCGGAAGGGGTATCTTCGTCTATAGGGGCTATGTCCTCGTCAGCGGCAAGTGTGGGCGTTTCAGGGGTATCTATGGATGGGTCATCTGAGGGGGAATCAGCATTGGCAGCTTCTTCTTCTTCGATAGTTTCATTCATGATGGCCTGTACGTCAAACTCTTGTACTTCTGTTTCTTCTGGCATTTTGTATCTCCTTTGTTTTATAGGCTATCATGTAGTGACTCCTATAAGGGGGTGAGGTTATATCTGTTATAACTTAGCGGCTTGGGACTTGGTACACTTAAAGTTGCCGATCTTATCTTCTATTGGGCTAGATGAGCCGGATTCTTGTTTGTAGCCGTTGTCCTTAAGCCACTTGTCTTTTTCTGGTTTAGATTGGAAGTGTTGGCCTAGTTGACCATCATAGTATGGATGGAAGGCATCGTCGTTTGTACCTTTACCTAGGGATGCTGCATAAGCTATGATTATCCTTGCGTATTCGCCACAGTGGCATGGTACTTCTTCTGGATATTCTTCACAGTTATAGAACTCTTCATAGTATTCATTACATGTTTCGCATTCATAAGAATATACTGGCATTATGTTGGCCTTCTGAAGTTACCTTGAACTTCTGCTTGGTCGGGGGCCTGTTCTTGTCCAGGATTGTTAAGAGGTACGTTTCCACCTTGTCCCTGTGCGTTCATGGGGGAGCCACCTTGCATAGCTTGTGAGGCTTGAGCGAAGAAGGCATGGAGTTGCATGTGTTCCATTATGCGTTGGGCTGTGTCTTCGTCTTCCTTTGATTGGGCTTCTACGAAGGAGCGTTGGTGAGTTGTTATGTGGCCTTGGTGGTCGTCGAAGGGTTGGGGTGATGGTACTACTTGACCGTTTAGGAAGGCTTCGTTCTCGTCTAGGGCTGATGCTTCGTTGTGGATGAAGTCGGAGTCTTTGTAGAAGTATTCTATGTTGGCTCCGAAGCCTTTGAAGATCTTCTTGGATATCTTTTCACCGTCTAATCTTGCTGCTGTTGGTTGGGTTAGGGGGTTGGACATTAGGAACTGTGTTGCTTGCATTAGGCCTGTAGCCATGGATTGGTCGAAGACAACCATTGATTCTATGTCTAGGTCTAGGCTGAAGAGGTTGTTCTTTGGTAGGGCTGTCCATAGTTCTTTAGGGAAGTCGTAGCCTATTAGTTCTACTATTTCTTTGTGGGTGTAGTATTTGTCTGCTAGTTCTAGTACCTTTTGGGATATGTCTAGTACTGCTTGTTTTACGAAGGATAATAGGTAGTCTCTTCTTACTCGGCCTGTACCTTGCTCGAAGGCTGATTCTGTGGCTGTTTTGCGTTTGGTGGAGTTCATGCTTTGGAAGTCGTATACTCCTAGACCTCTGTCTATTAGGCCTGAGAAGGATTGTATGGAGTTGAAGTAATCTGCGCCCATTTGGAGGGGAGCTTCTCTTCTTACTCTTGCTCCTGAAGGGCCTGCTAGGGCGTTTGCTTCTACTTCTAGCATATCACCTTGTCTTGACATGCGCCATGCTTCTAGCTGTTGTTCTGTTAGGGCACCCTTTTCGTATACTAAGACACCGCCGAAGATGTTTATGTGGCGTATCTGAGCTGTTAGGACTTGGTTGATGGCTAGGGCTTCGTCTTCTTGGGTTCCTAGGGTGGATATTCCTCTTAGTCTGTCGTTTAGGGTGGAGAAGCGGAGGAGGGTGAAGGCTGATGTTTTGCTGTTGTTTGTTACGAGCTTAAGGAGGTTTGCTGGTTGTACTGGGTGGGTTGATGTTGCGTCTTCTTGGGCTATTGTTGCTATGTTGTTTTCTGATTGTTCGTGGTATTCGTAGAGAGTTGTGTATTTGCGTTGGGTATGGTGTTGTACAGCTTTGTATAGGTCACCTTTAGGGGTGTCTTGTTCTATAGTGTGGCCTTCTAAGTTCTTGGTATTCTTAAGGGATTTGTCGTCTTGGAGTAATCTGGTTTCTTTGGTGTATCTGTGGGCGATGAAGGCGCAGTTGTCGAAGGAGCCTGTTGCCATAGGGTCATATAGGACATCTTCAGGGCATAGGGATGTTACATAGATGGATTTCTTGGGGAGGCTGAAGGGTGCTGAGGATTCTGATTTAGTTGTTATGCCTGTTTTAAAGACACCCCAGCCGTATATTAGGGCGTTCTGGATGCCTTTACGGAGTTCATCTCCTATGTTTAGGGATGGGTATAGGGCGTTGAGGATATCACTGCGTAGGGAGCATATTAGAGCTGTTGGGTAGTGTTCTGTTATGCCATCTGGGTTGGTTATTATAACATCATCTTTGTGGGAGTTTACTGATATTACTGGGTCTTGGTAATATAAAGATGGTATTATAAGGTTTATGAGGGTGTAGAAGGTGTTTACTACGTATGGTGTATCTAAGCCTGGGGGATAGATACCATCGATATAACCTATGTAGCGTCTTGATTTCTCAAGCCATTGGTTCTCGCGTTGATACAGTTTTGCTACCTCTATGTCAGCTGAGGCTATTTCTAGGTATTCTTTTTGTTCTTCTAGCTTAGAAGTCTTGTCTTTAGATTGTTTGGTATCTTTTTTCATTTATGAATGCCACTTTCTGAGTTTAGCTGCACGTTCTCTGTGGTATTTGTCTACAAATCTTTGTTTTACTTCTCCTAGTGAATCTTTGGGGTATGAGGGTGTGTCTGTTTCTGAGGGGGTTGTTACCATTTCTAGGATATAGGATAGAGCGTCTACTCTGTCGTCGTGTCTGCCTGGGTAGTTACATATTTGGTCTACTAGGCCCTTTTGAGTGCAGCCTGTGTATGTGCCGTCTGTGGAGTGGAACTTGATTCTGCCTAGTTTGATGAATGGTTGTAAGGCTAGGATTCTTCTTTCTTTAGCGTTTAGCTTATTACCTGAGTGGAGTTCTGTTACGAAGAAGTTAGTATGTCCACCCTCTTTACGTTTAGTGTCTAAGTACCATTTGAGGGTATGTTGATATGCGTCACATTCTATGCCTAAGGGGTTAGGATGCCATGTATCTGCATGTCTATATATTTCATCTACTATTCTATCTGTTGTTAGATGATCAGAGGTTATGTCTGCTACGTGTATATTACTCTCTGTATCTGTACCTGCGGTGATTATGACTGTCTCGTCTGCGTCAGGGTCTAATGACTTGGCTGGGTCTACTGCTGTGCAGAATCTTAGGTTGGTGGGTAGTTTGTCGTAGTATTGTATGTCCTCTAGCTTGAAGTGACACATGTCGTCTGGTAGGGGGTTGTTCTGGAACTCTTGTTGGAAGGCTACTGGAGCTACGTCACGGCGCATTAGGAGGTTCTCTGTGGGGTATTGCTCAGGCCATACGCTGTACTCTACACCTTCTTTAGTTGTTTCTAGTGCTCTGTATAGCTTCCTGAACCAGTTTACTCTGTCGCTGTATTGGGTATTGATTAAGGTGCTTATGAAGCCTAGAGGGTGTAAGACTGTTCCTGCGATGATCATGGTGCCTTTAGCGTGTAAGGAGCCGAACCACTCGCTAGAGAATTGATGGGTTATCTTATCTCTTTGTTCTTTACTTCTTACGTTTATGTCGTTCTCTATATCATCTAGGATTAGCCAGTGAGGTCTTTCTCCTCTATATCTAGTATCTATACCATAAGGTGTCATCTTGGTGTTCTTGGTTGTTACGATACCTTCTACTGAGCCTTGACCTATTAGGATACTGCCGAAGTCTTGTATTATCATAGAGTTATGTTTAAGCTCTCTTATAATAACTGTCATTCTTCTCTTCTGTATGTTCTTTATAGATGATCCTACTAAGGCTATTGTACAGTTGTTCTTTGTAAGTAATAGGTATAGTGGAAGAAAGACTGAGAATATCATAGAGTTGTGTGTTAGGAGATAATCATCTGTTATGTATCTACCATCTTCTGCTTCTACTGTTATACATCTGCCTAACGCTGCGCTGTAGGGTTCAATTGCTGTTATGGCGTTCTTTAGTGTTCTACTCCCCTGCCATCTATCCGCTTTCCTTGAGAGTCTTGCTGGGTTGATATCCTTAGATAGCTTGCAGGATACTCTATAGGACTGAAACCAATGGGTTGAATATTTGTTTACCCGTGTTTGCTGAGAACTTACAAGGGCTGTACCGCCAAGGCTGCGTACTAGTTCTACCACTCCGTCTATTAGGTTCTTGTCCTTGTTACAAAAGCTAAAGGTTTTGCCATCTGGGGCTACTGTACCATCTGTGTCTATTAAGCCTTGCAATAGAGCGTGTCGCTGGGTTATGCTGCCTATTAGGTAGGCTTTGGGGATATGCTTATTGTTAAGAACTTCTGCCTTTCTTAGGTCTTTAGAGAGTCCTTTTATCTGGTACCTATACTGTGCTGATTTGGATTTAGTATTAGGGTATGGTATGTATGATAGAATTTCTGGGTCTGCTGTTGTGAGCTGTCCTTCTCTAGATGTTCCATCTCCTAGCCATAATCCTAGCGTATAGGGGTCTACTGGTAGATGCTGTTCTGGTAAGTCTACTGGAGCTGGGTTTGGAAGGAAGTGTCTATATTCTGTATATGTTTCTCCACTGCGTTTATCCAATCGTGGGGCCTTGTAGTTCTGTGCTAGTTCTTGTGTTTCTTTAGTTATTTCTCTGTTCCCTGTGTTGGAGGGTGTTTCTACAGTCCATAGGTGCTCTGCGTTACATAGGGTGCTACGGCCATCACGGGTGGATACCTTATACAAGTCCATCTTGCTTATTGGATGTAATGCTATAACTGCGGTTGGAGCACCGTTGGAGCCTATAACCTTATCCCCTACACTGAGGCTTCCTATCGTAGACCATCCATCTGGGGTGAGTACCTTGGAGTTAAGGCTTTGGGCCTTAGCATGTCCACGTGGAGCTGCTATAACCATACCCTCTCCTGCAAAGATAGCTTGCATCCACTCATCATGCATAGGAGCAAAGGGGGCTTCACAATACTCTTCTAGGTAATATAAGCAGAAAGCTTTAAATATTTCCCATTCCTTGTATTGTGGTTTATCCATAGTTTAAGGAGGGTGTCAGTTGTATCCTCTGTGCTTCACCGACATATAGGGGTTGGGCGTATAACGGATGCAGAAGGCCCATGAGGAGGGAGTGTGTTATGTCTTGTTATAGTCATGTCTTGTTTATACATACATTATATCATACACTTAGCTGTTTGTCAAGTAGTAGCTCTGTAACTCGTTGATATCATTGATGTTGTCTATAGAGGGTATATAACTACTCGGTCTATTTGTACCCTGTGTGGTGAGCTAGGGTAGCTTAGAGGCTGTTTAAATGGACTATGTTCAGGAAACTGCTATAAAATATTATAATTAGGTGGGGTTGCCTATCTCCCTCCGTGGGGCCCCCTTGGGGTACCCTCCCCCTTGTGGATGAACGGGTTTATTATACGACTGTAGAGGAGGGCGCTTGCAAGGCCATGAGCCAGCCGATCGGTGGATCACCTAGTGTATTACCTACTGGTGTAGTGATGATGATTATCCTTCTATGGGTGGCGGGGGTGTATAGGGTATTGGGGGGACGAAGTGTATCTACTATCATTACTATCATATGGTATAAGCTATTGATATCATTAGGTTATACTGGTATTATGGTTATCATTATGATAGGGTATGGTTATCACTTTGATAGGTATATCTTATTACATTACAGGTAGTTAGCCATTACGTCAATATGTGGTCAATCTCTTGACGTTATTCCCTAGCTTGACCGCTCTAAGTAGCTGATATTGCGTTGTCATAGTTTGGCATGACGTTTGCATACTATAATGGTATGAAGAATACACAGCACATAGTAGGGCATATAAATGATAGTACTCCGCACCTTTTACGCTTGACTTATGATAACTTCGGGTTTAAAGTCATGATCAAGGTATGGATGGCATTGCATAGCAGTAAAACAACGACTTACTTATCATTGGTAAGTAAATAACAAGGAGGATATATAATGGCTAAAGTAACTGCATACGAGAAAATGAAGTTGGAGAATAATGAAGCAAAGGTCGTAATAGATGTTGAAACGTTTTCAGAGCTTACATTTAAGCATGTTGAGGTAGCAGAGCGAGTATTAGACCTGCTAGGTCTTGATTCTAAAGTATTAATGGATGCGGTGGTAAAGCAGCGCAAGTTAGCTAAAACAAGTTAAGGTTTTACCTATATAATCAGATATGGTTGTATAGGATATAACCTTAAACGTAATGGGAGGTGTGATTATGGCTAGGTATCTAATAGAGAATACAATCGGTATGGTATTGATAGGTGTTTTAGGGTATGTTATAGTATGTTTATTGTTTGTAATGTAGTTAACTAATGGGGTGATATAATGGACAGTTTATCTAAAAAGATGAGGGATTTACTTAATGGCAAAAGAATTGTAGCGGGTGATGAGGAAATGAGATTCTTTGAGAATAACTTACCTGAGAATAAAGTCAATCGGTTGGCATCATTAATTAATGTAAAAGGTTACGGACTGCGTGATAGGTATATCGCATGGTTAAAATAAGATGTATAATGTAGGTTAAATGGGAGGTTATGTTATGACTAGAATATCTAAAGATGACTTGGAAAGACTAGTAAGGTTTATAAATGAGCGTACAGGACATGCTACAGAGCCTTACACGAAGGTTAATGGTGAATATAAGCCTAATGCGGGCAATTATCATTTATCGGGTGCGTATGGTGGTTATAGTCTACATCAGATGTGTTCTACGGGTAGTGGCACAAGTGATGTGTTTAGGTGTGGACATGTGGCGAAGCGCGACTTGTATAATAGAATGTCCGCTTTCCATGATGGGTTAGCTGTTGAATAGTTATACAATGTTATTAGATAAGGATGGTGATATTATGAAGTATTGTATTAAATGTGGGAAGCTGTTCGAGTCTAGTCTTACAGTGCATAGAGGTGTAGCTTGCTTTGCTTGTAAGGCTTGTGGGTTTACTATGCCGATCACTTGGCATGAGATGATGGAAGCTGGTATTAGTATGTATGGTGAGATATTGATTAATGAGTTAGATGAGGCTGAGTATAATAATGATGCTTATAGAAAGGGGCGTATGAAATGATTGAGTCTTGGCAGATAACATATGATGATAAAGAGTGGACTTGTGAGTTAGACTATACCGTAACAAGGTTAGACATTACAACGTGGCCTGATGGTCAACGTGGAGAGCCTGAGCTGTATGTTGAGATAGATAGTGTAAGTGTTACGGATGAAGATGGACTGGAAGCTAATGAGAATATTGCTCAGACTGTATGTGATCTTGCTGAACATAAGATATGGGAGGTGTTATATGGGCATAGATAATGATAAGGATAGGGAAGAGGCTATTGACTTCTTGGAGGGTTGCGCGTATGATCGGGAAGAACTAGTGCAAATGGGCGATGAGGAGTTAGATCAAAGGTGTTTTGATGAATGTCATAGTATTGTTGACTTCTTATAAGGGGGGTGATTGTGGAGAGTATTAAAGGTTATGATGATTATAAGGGTGCTAGTCCTATTGATGATGGGTTTATAGAGATAAGTACTTGTTATTACTGCGGTATTGAGGATAGTGATGATGTTATGTTAGTTAATGTATATGAGGAGGATATTAATAAGGATATACTGGTATGTGATAATTGCATTGATGAGATGCGGAAGGGTAGGTTATGAATATATTCACTAGAGTTAATAAGATAGATTATAAGATATGGTATGCCAGGAATGGGGAGAGAGATGTTTATGACGGGTTTATGTTGCCCGCTATGTGCTACGTTCGGCTGAATAAAGCTCGGCGGTTTAGTAAAGTAGCTAATTACGTGTTGGTTACCTTTATAGGAGCTGTTCTAATGGCTGTTATGAGCATTGTGTTGGGGGTAAAGTGAAGAAAAGAGGGAAAAGAGGGGTAAGGGTACACCTAATTATTGCGTCCAGTGGTGAGCCTCTCAGAGCGTTTAAAGGGTATGTTTTATAGGAGGTGTTATGGCTTATGATAGGTGTAGTTTGTGTGGTATGTTGACTAAAGAGAGGTTTGAGTTGTTGTTTAAGAATAGGGGGACTAGTTACGTGTTTCAGGGGAAGTTTGGTAAGGTTAGGTTAAGTGGGGATGAGGAGGGGTTTGGTAGGATGGTGCCAGCTGAGGAGGTTCATGTATGTACTAAGTGTTTACTGGGTATAATGAGTAAGTGGATGTTGGATAATGAGGAGGATGGGGCTTATGTATGAGTTGTTTATGTTTGTTGTGTTTATAGCTATAGTATGTCACTTTATAATGAAAGGAAGATAGATCATGGATACTGATACTATGCTAGAGGATGATAGGGTGGAGAAGCTTAGGTGGGAGGCTCTTGTAGCTTGTGATATGTTGTGGGATGAGATGAATATAGATAATGGTACTAAACAGATGTATATACAGCTTCTACGTACTGTTATGGGGCTGGAGGGGGAGGTATGAGAACACCGATAGAAGAGCTAGAGCCTGGGGAGAGGATGCTATTGATTAAGGTTATTATACAAGCGATAGAGGACATAACGATGGAGTATCCTGTAGCTTATGAGGAAGATAGGGGGTACAGTTATTCAAAAGCTGAAGCAAAACGGTGGCTTAGGACTTTTGGGGCGGAAATCCTCAATAAAATCAACGTGCCTCGACTGTGTATATTGGAGGGGTTAAAACACCCTGAGAAATTGTGGATATATTTCAAGGAGTTAGAGCGACGAGAAGGGCTGCTACTTGACAAATGAGGTTCTGTGTGGTATAATAAGAGCATAAGGGGCAGCCGTGCACCTACATACTAGGATATTGGAGGTTATATGAGGAAGATAGTTATAAGGTTTGATGATGGACATGAGTTATGTATAGAGAATGTTATATCTACTAGTGATGATGATCTTAAGCCTCAGAGAGGTATGCTTGTGGATATTAGGAAGGATGATTATACTCTTACTGTCAAAAGTATGGGGGGTACTACTGAGGTATGTAAGAGTAAGATAGTATATATAGAGGATAGTAAGTAATAATGTGACTGGTTTATATTGTGACGCTGGGTATAAAGGAGAATGATTATGAAACAACAAGCAATAATATGTGACATTGATGGGACGCTTGCAAATATAGACCATCGAATTCACTTCTTAAGTGGAGCGCATAAGGACTGGAGATCCTTCTCAGAGTCTTGTGTTACTGATGCCCTGAATATTTGGTGCAAGACCGTCTTAGAGAGATTTAGCGACGCTTATAGGATTATTCTAGTAACTGGTAGGTACGAAGAATTTAGAGATGTCACTGAACTGTGGCTGAGTCAAAATCATATAGAGTATGATAGATTATACATGCGAGCCGATGGAGATAGTACACAAGACAGTGAGGTAAAGAAGAAAATATACCACTATCACATAGAACCCCATTATGACGTTCTATTCTGCATAGACGATAGACAGCGCGTCGTTGAAGCATGGAGGGAGCTGGGACTTACCTGCCTTCAGTGCAAGAAAGGTGATTACTAATGGAGTGGTTTGAGGATTTTATTATTAGCCTGTATTGAGAGGTTGGAGGTGGGAAATGATGGTTAAGGGGATTATATTGTTGAGTATTGATAAGGATAGAGAAGGTAAGGAGATAGAGATTCATTGGGATGCTGATAATCCTGAGCTGGAGAGGTGGACGATAGAGGCTGAGAGGTTGGAGAGGAATGGAGAGGTTGATTATGATATTGACGAGGGATGAGAAGGTAGCTTTATACCTTGATATGCTTAAATATGGCAAGATGTGGGCAGCTATTAGGAGTAGTAGTAATGCTTGGGCTATGGAGCAGATAGATGAGGCTTTAAGGCTGCACCTGTGGGAGACTATATGTAAGTTCCCTGATCTGGATAAGCTGTCTATGCGTAAGCTGTTGAAGTTGAATACTAGGTGGTGTATTACTGATTGTTTAAGGAAGATATATTATAATGGTAAGAGAGGTTATAAGCCTGTGGTTAACGTAGAGTGGTTAG